AGCTATTGCTTCAGAATATTTTAATATCCAGAATAGAAATAGTAAACAGTACAGTGCTATCAATAAATTCCATTTGTATCTAGTGATAGTTTTTTTAGGTAGTTTACAATCTTTTAATCGTTTAATATGTTTAAGTTAATGATAATACTCTTTCGAGTCAACAGACATAATCAGTGTTTGAGATATAAAGTTCTCAGTGGAAGGGGCAATGGACTTTCACCATTGCAAGATAGTTTCACCTGCTATCAGAGGTTGTTTATCAATCGGTAATATTAAACCGAACTCTTGCGTTTATATTCCGCCACCCCTCCATTGAGAACTCTATATTTTAATGTGCTGTACTTATTATATCATAAGCATTTAATTATTTAATTCTTCTTTATAAACTACAATTATATATTCTAACGCTTCAATAATTTGTTTATTTGTAATTCCTTTTTTTATTGCATATAATCTTTGAGTTTCAATTCCATTCATAAATCTCTACTCCATTTTTATCTTTAAGTCCTGTGTATTGTCCAAGACTACCGTCTTCAATTTCTACTATGTTTAATTGACCATCTTTATCGTAAATAATGTAGTTTGCAATTTCACATTGATATAAATTGATAGCTACTTCGCCGTTGATTAAAGCTCTAGCCATTCTTACATAATATCCATAGTGCCAACCTTCATTGTATCCTCGAAACTTAATCTCTTTCATACTATTTAATATATAAGTTAATATACTTCTCAGTAAGTTCATTTGTCATCTTAGCACATTTGTCTAAAAGGTTGTCTAATATTCTAGTTTTGAACATATTGTCTCTAAAATATTGGTCTACTTCCTGGAACACTTTATCTTCTATTTGTTGGATCTTAATATATATATTATCCATATATTTCTAATAACATATAAGCTACATATACCAAAGCTGGTAATAGTACAAAAAAAGATATAACATCTATTGGACGGTCTTCTAGGTCGTTGAATGGAGTAAATAGCCAGTTTCTCATAAGTTTAGTGTATTACTTGATATTGTTGAGGTTATTTGATGGTGTCGGCTCGTTTCTATATATACGGCTCGCTGTATCTCTTAACCTTACATTTTAATAATATCATAAATTTTACATTTTGTCAAATGTTTTTATAAACTTTGACTGCTTGCTGGTCAAATAGTTTTTATCCACAAAATAAAAAGAGGGCTTGTATATCCCTCCTTTTAATAGTATATATTAAAATAAACTAATTATATATTTTACAACGAACCCTAGTCCTACAAGTGCTAATATTGCAATTGATGCTGTAATTCCTAACCATATTGCTACTTCTCTAGCTCCTTTTTCTGCATCTTTGCTATCTATAACTAAATCATCATCTAATAGATCATTAGTTCTATTTATAATATAATCTAAATGAAGTTTTTTAATCTTTTCGTGATTATCTTTACGGATATCTTTAGAAAATCCTATAGATATTTTTTGAAATGTACCATATTCAATTCCTGACATTTGAGCTAATTGTTTTTTGCTGTAGCCTTCTTGTACTAAGAAATCTATACGAGCCATTGAATTTAATAAATTGTCTGATTTTGCTTTATTTTGTGCCATATAAGTGATATTAATTAATTAATGTGTACTTGAGATTGCAGTTTACCTATCGACCTTAGGGAGGTAAGTCTGCTGATGTTGGGTGTTTCATATTTATATCTTAAACCAAGCTAATATTTGTGCAATTACAAGTCCTGCTATAAGGATAGGTAGCCAAGCTATAAATCCTATAATTCTGATTATGGTATTTACATATTCACTTAATATTGCTAATGCTAGTTTCATACTTATTTTTTATACTTGCTAATAATATCTTGTGCTTTAGATACCAAATTGTCTAACTGCTCCAATGTATTTTCTAACTCTGGGATTTCCTGTACTTCATCATCTTCAACTGGCATTACGCAGTAGTGGGGGAAGCGATAACCTTTTTTAGTTTCATAATAAATACCATAGTCATCATCTAAAACTCTATCTATAATATTTAATTCTCCAATTTGATTTGTAATTTCTTTACTGTTTTTACTTGTTCTATAATATCCTACATCTCTTGCACTTTCTAATATCCTCACTTTCTGCCCTACTTTCAATACTTCTGGCTTCTGGTATCTTGTGTCTATGAGGGTGAATGTGCCTTTGTATGTGTGCTTCCAAAGCCAATCAAACCCATACCAAGTTTCTAGTTCTTCTTCTTTACTAGGATTTATTCTAGCCCAGGTTATAATTGATTCATTATAGCCATTAAAACCTGATTCTGTCTCAATCTGAAATGGTCTATCTTTAGGGGCGAGTTCTATTAGTTGTTCGTATGTAAGGTTTTTCATAGTGATTTAATAATATCATTAAGCATTATTCTAATTCTGTTAATTTCAGATAATGTTATTTTTTTATTTATTTTCATATCTGCTTTAACTTTAGTTTCGTGGTCCCAAGACCATTTCAAATCTGGATTTTTTTCTTTAGACTTTTTTATTCTTAGTTCAAATTCTTGTTTTGTTTCCAAACATTTTTTAAGATGTTGGCAAAGTTCGATTGCTAGTTTAAGGTTTTTCATAAGGTTATATTATATGATTTAATAATTTTGCTATAAATAACGGAACTCTAATTTGAAATTTATTATTCCAAGGTGCTTTTTTTCCTATCGACAAATAATGTTTTTCATCTATTTCTATCCAATGTATATATTTTATTTTCATAAAGTTATTTAGCTAATTTAATAATTTGATATATTCGTTGTCTTGTCAGTCCAAATTCTTGAGCTAAAAGATTAATATTAGCTCCCCTGTTATATGCCTCTATAATAATCTTATCTCGGCGGTTTATAGTGGCTGGGATATTAATGTCTCTAATCTTTTTTTTGAGTATTATGTCTACTTCTTTCATATCTTTAGAATGGGATAACGCTAAGGTCTAGATCATTATCTTCCTGAACGGGTTTAGGGGCTACTGGCTTAGCGGTTGCATTGTATACATCTACAACTGCATATTTGCCACCTTTCTTACTGTTTAAAATAGAGATGTTGATCCAACCCATACCATTAGCATATTGCTTCATCTTTTCTCTATCTTCTGGAGAGAAACCTATCTTGATTATCTCTCCAAATTGAGTTTCTTTAACTTCTATTTTTCCTATAAATATTTTATCTGCCATATAATTTAATTTTTAAATAATTGTATAATTTTATCTAATAAACTTTTTTCTTTTGGGATAATAAAATCTCCTTGTGTCATATTATGTACAACTTTATATCCACTTATATTTTCATATAATTCTGGTATCCAATGACCATCGATTTGATATAACATTTGACCAAAAACTTCTCCAACTAATCCCCGTCCCCAATGCCATCCTTTATCGTCGTCATTATTTTCATATGGTTTAGTTTTTTCATTTTTAATAGAATAAATTTCATCTTTATTTAATATATGCCCTCTTATAGTTACATCTGGTCCAAAATAATGTGTATATTGATTTAAATATATCCACATATATGTTTTACCGTTAAAAATAACATCATTATTTCTTAATATTATATCTTTTGCAATTTCTTGATTTTTTGCCATTTTTTTATCTAAAATCTCTTCTTTACTTGTACTATTTATACTTTCTCTATATTTTTTATTTAATTTAAAATTACTATCATATAATACAAAATCTTTATGCATTTGGGCATATATAGATTTATTTCCATTGTACAATATTTTCTTTTCCATATAATTTAATCTACTATTATTACTTCTTCATAATTGTCTCGGTAGCTATCTCGAATAGCCTGTTCTGTTGTCTTGCTTACCTTGTATTTCATACGAGCCATTTTTACAAGGTCATCTGGACTGTATTTACCTACTTGCTCTAAGACTTTAGCAAATTGCTCAGACTTAACATTAAGCCAAGGCTTGTCATCGTTTGAATTTTGCCCTTGTGAAGTATTTTCTTTAGCTGGGGGTGTACTTGCTACTCCGTCGGTATCTTCATCAGTCACAAGCCCTAATATTGCAGATAATGTATATCTTCTAAAGTAAGTTATACTAGCTCCAACTGATTGAGAAGCATTCATACCTCTCATCATTTCTTTAGGCAGTGTAGCTCGAGAAACTATAGGTTCAACATCTTCTTTGGTGCTAAACAGTGTACAAATAATATCTATACCGTCCATTGAAGTATCAAAGGTATGTGTAAACCCTAGATTACATTCTTTAAGAAAAGGAGTAATAGTCTCTACAATTTTATCAAAACTTGCATATTTATAATTATGTCCAGTACTGTCTTTTGTTATAGTTCCAACTGATTGCTGGAACTTTGCTAATTGTGGATATATGTTTGTCATATTATTTGCTTAATTCATCTAAATAATTGAACAGTTCAGTCTCAGTTACAATTTGCATATCTATTAGATCCTGCCAAGTTACAACTGCTATCATATCGTATAACTGGCTACATACTCTATTAGGATGTACTACTACATCTTTACCATCGTAAAGGTAGCTATAAAAATTTGCTATAACCCAAGGGAATGGAATAGCTTTGTTTTGTAATCGCTCATTAAGCTCTGAGGCTACTATTTCATATTCACCATCATCATCACGGTCTGGAGTGTAAACAATATTAGTTTGCCACTCATCTAAGTCACTGTTATAACTAGGTTCTCCAAAAGCTCTCATATGTTTAGTGATTAACTGATACTTGATACTGATTAGGATTGGCTCGGTAAACTATATACTCGGCGTCTCAATCTGTATAAATATATAATAACATAAATTTAACATTTTGTCAAATATTTATGTTTGACTGTTTACTGGTCAAATGTTTTAAAAAAACAAAAAACTCTGTTCCCTCAGAGTCTTTGTAGAAAGATGTTATCTTTCGTAAATCTTATAAAGCATAGTTAGTATATCAAATATATTATAAATTGTCAAAACAAAAACTCCCCAAAGGGAGTAAATGTTCATTGAATTAAATGTCATCAGACCAAGAGGGGAGTGATGACCAGCATCAATATCAAGTAACCACAGCTCACTAATTCTGTGGTAATAAAAGTATAACACATATCTATAAAAAAATAAACCAGATAGTCCACTACGGGAATACCCAGCATATTATATTGTCTAGGGTGTAACTAACTAACAAAAAGTTACAATAAAAGTATAATTCCAAAATCTATAATTGTCAATTCTAAAATTAAGCAAAACAATCTTATTCTCCTACTATTAGAAGTTATCCTATATGTGATTACCTAATCTAATTATTCCTGATATATCCCATATCTTATATTATAGTGGAGATGTTACTTCCTAAAGGTATGATCTTTATTTTACTATTCAAAATATGTTCCAATTTCTCCAAGATATATCTTATCAGAATTGTACATCTACTCTCTATATGCTATAGCTGGGGAGAATTTAAGTGAAGTTCTTACACTCCACCCCAACCACTCATATCGGCAAGAGTATTAAGTTTGTTTTATTTTAGTGAGCAGACTTTGAGTAAACCTCACTTAGATAGGTGTTTGTAAGTAGCTTGTCTACGCCTTCGTAGAACTGTAAAGAATTAAAAAGCCACAAACCTTATTTAGATTTATAGCCTTTATTATTGCTTACAAGTTTTTTAACTATTGCTTTTATATGAATATCTTGAATATCTCCATTTTCAACTTTAGTTTCAAATAATTTTAATCTTTCAATCAAAGATAAACTATCCATTGTTACACCGCTTTCTTTTAGCTTTCTATATATTATTGGGAATGCCTGATTTCTATTCATTGTTTTTTATTAAACCAAAAAGTCCTTTGGCAAAACCCCGAGATTGCTCTCAGGAGGTTCGTCAAAAGACTTTTCTAATTCAAGTTATTTTGTATAGATAAGTTTTGAACCTTTTTATCTTGCCCTGTTTTATTCACTTCAGCTGTGATTAAATATATAATATCATATTATTGTAATTTTGTCAAAAATATGTTATAATAAAAAAGTAATAATTAATCATATCAAGTATGAAGAAATCACTAATATTCACTACAATAAGTTTAGGTTTAGTTATAGGAGCATATAATATAGGTAAAAGCCAAACAAAGACCGTAGAAGTTGTAAAAGAAGTACCTGTAGAAATTATAAAAGAAGTTCAAATAGAAAAAATTGTAGAAGTTGAAAAGAAAGTAGAAGTACCTAAAATTGTTAAAGAAACTGTAACTCAAAAATGTGAGCCACAAGTTATTGAAAATCTAGAAAGAGCAAAAGCAATTGAAGATTATGTAATAGCAACTATAAGATCATATCCTCCAGAAGAAGCTGTTATGAGGATTTATGATAGTATAATAACCCCAGATTGGAAAAAATAATATGAAAACAATCACTATACTCACTTGCGATAGAACACCAAGTTACTTAGCAGACACTGTAGCTACAATACCAGAGGATTATCATATCCAGTATGTATCTCAGGGGCAAATTATACAACCTAGGGCAGGAGATTTAGTGCCAGTGGATAAGAAGTATAAGCAAGACGAAACTAGACACCGAGACAGCCAATATAACTATTCTGTGGCATTAAGACAAACCGTAGATAAACTTATTATTGAGGATGATGTTAAATTATCTAGAAAGTTTGACCAATATTTAGACAAAGTTAAATTAGATATACCTACACCAAGATATGCTTTAGCTTTGTATTCTTGTTATCAATGGACTCAAATACCTAATGGACTTACAATTGCAGAATATCCAATAGATATGTTTTATGGAACTCAGGCAATGTTATACGATATAGAAACAGCTCGAGGATTTGGTGAGTATTTAGCTCAAAATATAGGTAGAGAGCCTTATGATTTAGCTTTGAAGACATATATCAAGGAAGTAGATCCAGAAGTTGTATTATATGCTAGTAAATTATCCCTAGTACAGCATATAGGAGATGTAAGCACAGGATTAGGAAATGGGCATAAATGTTTTAATTTTGTAGATGATGTAAGATAAATTATATGGAATGGTATTACAGTGACCCTCAATATATATTAGATAACAAAAAAGGAAAAGTTTATTTGTCTTATTTGCATATAGATAAATATACAATAAATGAAACAGCAATAGTTATTATAAATGGAAAAAATAATTCAAATAGATATTTAATTCTTAAAGGAGATCATAGAAAAAATTTAGAAAAGTTATATCCAAATATAAAAAAACTTAAACAGTATTGGCAAAATAACGAGCAAGATCATCATCCAGCTAGTGATTTATTAAACAATTTATAATATATGATATTCCCAATTGTACTTCATCACAATAGCTCTACAGAATATACCAATGTTTTATGGGATAGATTAGAAGCTAGAATACCTTTTATTGTAGATTCTAGTAAATTAGGCACACATTTTACAGAAAGTTTTAATGTAGCTTTAGAAACTTTTATGCGATCTAAGTTTAGCCACGCTATGATTTGTAATAATGATATAGATTTAGATTATGATAGATTAATCCAGTTAGAAAATGCAGTTAGAAGAAAGAAAGGTATATTTTCACCAATAATAAATTCACCGCATAGTGCAGTTATGAGTAAACAAGGAAATGCTACATATCGTAAAGTACCTTGGGTAGAATTTGTATGTCCAATTATCCACAAAGATGTAGTAAAGGCAATAGGGCTATTAGACACAGGGATGCCTAGAGGTTGGGGGATAGAATTAGATTATTGCTACAGGGCAAAACAGGCTGGATTTAGCACTAATCTTATCCAAACTGTAGAAATATATCACTATGGGCATAAATCACAAACAGACCATGGAGAATATAGCCACTATGCAAATATAGAGATGAATGGTAGATTAAGAGAAAAGTACGGAGACAACTGGCAGGAAGTATTAAAATATCCACAATGGTAATTACAATTATACCCACAATAGGAAGAGATACACTAAAGAAAGCTGTAGAATCTATAACTTATGGTTGTTATGATACAGATCCTCAAGCAATGGCATTGCCAATAATGGGAGGCACTGCGGGTGAAAATAGAAATAAAGGAATGCAGATTGCAAAAACATTAAATGCAGATTGGGTAACTTTTCTTGATGACGATGATTATTATAATTATGATGGGTTTTTTTGGACTAATCAATTAAACGATGATTATGATATAATAATATTTCGAATGAAACAAGGAGATTTGATTGTCCCAAATGAAACAGATGAATTAAGATTTGGAAATGTAGGGATAAACTTTGCCCTCAATATGGATAGGATCAAGTGGGAAGACCTCCCAGAGTTTGATAGCAATGGAGAGGGTGAGGACTGGAGGTTTCTCGAGAAGCTACTCCAGAAATATAACAAGGTAAAAATAACTAAAGATATATATTATGTCGCAGAAAAAAGAAACTACAATCAATGAGTTTACAGACTGGCAGGTTGCCTTTGATAATATCCCAGATAAAGATAAGATGACTATAGTCGAGTTAGGCTGGGGAGAAGGTACATTTTATTTATTAGATAATTTTAAGAAAGTAATCTCAATAGAATTATCCAGATACACATACCCATATACACAAATAGAAAATCACAGCTACATAGAATTGCAACCAGAAGAAACTACAAATTTAAAGGATGATATTTTGATAAAAACAGAAGGAAGTTATAGACCAGAATTTAATAAAGAAATTGCAAACTATATGGCGGAAATTAAAAAGCATAAAGCTGAAGTAATCTTTGTAGATTTTGGATTTCATTTTAGAGGTGAGGTAGTTCAAGAATTAATAAATCTTAATCAACATCAGTATATAATATTTCACGATACAAACTTCCCCTACTATGGATATGATAGATTAGATTATAAAAATTATAGTTTAAAATTTATAGATAAAAATGGGCAAGGAACAATAATTTTAGGTAAGTAAACTACTCCCCCGCTCCTAAAAACCCCTCTCCCCCGCTAAAAAATAGCGGAGAAGTGGTAAAAATGCAAAATGGCATATATAAGCCAAAAAAAGCGATACACGATAGGGTAGGGGAGTGGTAAAACCCCCTTTTTGATATGCTTACTCGGTAGGGGAGAGAGTAGGGGAGTGGTCACCATTAGCTCACCCAATACTTCCCCACTATATAATCATTATTGACAAACAATATACTAATTGATATAGTAATTATAGTTACTAACAATTATCAAAACATTATGCCAAAAAAGAAATCAGGATACAATAATTCAGGTAAGAAGAAAAAATAATTTATGGCAAGAAACCAAAAGGAAATTAACAAAATATTTGAGAAAGCAAAAGAGGTGATAGCCAAGCACAACCTTATTTTTATTGAAGAGATTGTGTCTTACCTTCCAATATCCAAACCTACATTCTACGAATACTTCCCTATTGGTTCTAACGAAATTAACGAATTAAAGACTTTGCTTGAAGATAATTCTGTGTCTATAAAATCAGGGTTAAGAAACAAATGGTATGAGTCAGATAATCCGACACTTCAGATAGCACTTTATAGATTGACTTCCAGAGAAGATGAGCATAAGAAACTAAACCAGACATACACAGACATTACTAGCAAGAATGAGAAAATAGACAACAAGTTCGAAATAGAAATACTTACTAACAAAGATGAGGCACAACAAGAAACCGATTAGTGTTATTAATATTGAAACAGGAGAGATTATTGAATTTGGGTCTCAAACTGATTTTGCTAGAGTTGTATCGGTTAATAGATCTACCATCAATAGATGGAAAGATAAAAACAGAACACTTAAAGGAGTTTGGGTTTTTAAAGAAGCGACTGACTCTACCCTATCTATTCACAAAGACTTTCTACTCTCAAGTGGTAAAAAGAAACAGTGTAGGAAGTGCCAGATAATATTAAGCTTAGAAGTTCAGCTCTGCCCTATCTGTAATACAAGACAATGAAGATACAAGCGACAGTAGTATTCCAAAAGAACTGGGAGGCTAATAAAAGAATTATAGTCAATCAAGGAAGCTCTAGAAGTTCTAAGACTTATTCTATAGCTCAGAAATATATCCTTAAACTTCTAAAAGAGAAAGGTAAGATTTTATCTATTGTAAGAAAGACATCCCCTGCTTTAGATTTAACTGTAGCTAGAGACTTCTTTGAAATACTTATTAACTGGAACTTATACGATAGCAAGAACCATAACAAAACACTAAAGACATATAACCTTAATGGCAACTTGGTAGAGTTCCTTGGTATGGATAACCCTCAGAAGAAAAGAGGAGCTAAGAGAGACTATTTGTGGCTTAATGAGGCTAATGAATTATCCCTAGAAGACTGGAGGCAGTTAGCTATGAGAACAACAGGGGAGATTACATTAGACTTCAACCCCTCAGACTCATTCCACTGGATTTATGATGATGTTATGACCAGAGATGACTGTGTAGTTATAAAATCAACCTACAGGGATAACCCATTTTTACCTCAGGAGGTGATAGATGAGATAGAAAGGTATAAAGTGTTAGATCCAAACTTTTGGAGAGTGTTTGGATTAGGAGAAAGGGGAGTATCAGAAGATTT